AGTATTGTTCCTCTTTTTGTTTTAAAAGTTTTTCTAATTCTTTAGTTATTTGGTTTATATCTTTTACATTATTTGCCATAGCCTAATTCCCAATCTAATTTTTCTTCATAGCCATTATAGTAATTTCCATGTTCATCAATACAAGTATGAGCATAAACAATTTTATTTTTATAAAGTCCATAATAGCCATCATTTTCTATAAAAGTAAATTCAACTTTATCGTAAAAAACTTCTTCGCAAGTAATCGGTATTAACGAATAAGCAAAAGGAATTTTTACATAACTAACGGAACTTGAACCATTAACTATATATAAAATTAAAAAGAATACTTTCACTTAAAACGACAAAGCATCATCTTTCGGTTGTTGTTGTTCTTGTTGTGGTTTATCTTGCGGATCATTTTGATAACCTGCAATATTAGGCTTTTCGGATTTATCGTTAAGCCAACCTATTAAGTTCTTTTTAGACGAACCAATTTCTGGAGCGTTTATATTTCCAGTAAATTTATTGTCATCTCCTTTAAACAATACTCCTACTTGGGCGAATATTCTTATAAATTTAGTATTGCCGTCTTTTGAAGTACCTTTAGAACCTAATAAAGTTCCTTTTTCGCCATTAGCTAATAAAGTATTTCCTGAAAAATCAATCTTTATAGCTTTTTCGTTACTTGCATCGTATGGGAATAATACCCAGTCTTTAGATTTACCATTTTGCATTTGTTCCTCCGTTGGTTTTTATGCTTTCTTGTTTAGTTTTAAATAGTTCTTCTATTTTTTCGTTTTTAGTTATCCAATTAGAATACAAAGTATTTAATTTAGTTTCCGTACCTTGTTTTTCTATTTCTTTTTCAATTGAATCTTGGTTGTTTCCTTTTTGTTGTGTTAAAGCATTTGCCAATTCATCAGCAGAAGCAAATTCCGTACCATGTAATCCAAAACTTGCTAAACATCTTCCTAAACTTGAAGTTGCTGCATTTTCTAAAGCGGAAGTTTTATTAACAAAACTAGAGTCTCTTCTTTCTTCGGCATGACCAACACTGTAAGGTGTATCGCCAATATAAAGCGTACTTTTACAAATAACTTTAGTATCGTCTTGAAATATAACTTGTTCGTCAATTTTAGATTCTGGAAAAAATTTTAATAAATGATTATGTCGTCTAGCAACTGTAAGATAATTTTTACCTTTAAAATCTAATTTCTTAACTTCGCTATCTAACTTTTCAATACATTCTTTTCTTCTATCTTTAAAAGAACCCTTACTTTTATCTTCTTCTTTACTTTGTTTGGTTGTCATGTTTCCCTTTCCTTTGTCTTTTTTTGTTTTCATTTATTTGGTCAACTTCTTTTTGTACTTTTGATTCTATATAACTTTGGTTTTTAGCTTTTGTTCTTTCTTGATTTTGTAATTCTTTTTTTAAATTTAATATTTCTTCATCTCTTTCTCTTATCTTTTGGTCTTGTGTTTTAATAGTTTTTTCTTGGTTTCTTATTTGTGTTTGCATACTTGCTAATTTTTCTATCATGTTTTTTTTCCATTCATAACTTCTTTAATAGTCAATTTGTGGACAATTATATCTTGTAAAGCCTTTCCTATAATTCCACCAAATATCATTTTCATATTAGGGGGTCGCTTTCGCCTATCCTGTTCATCAAGAACGCAATAGTCATAAAACCATTGGTCTGGACTTTTAGTTAATTGAGAGGGAGAAAGATGATCAGCGGTAAAGCAACCCCCATTCTTTCTATGTTTCCATTGTTTCCCTATCTTTATTAGCATTGATTCGAATCTTTATACAAAAATTGATTAAAAGCAATACAAATAATTTGAAATAAAAAAATAATTAATGTAATTTTAAGAATGATAAAACGATTCGTTTTTAAAGGGAATAATGAACATTTACGGAGATATGAGAACCTGTTGTGATTGCGATAACAAAGCTGATGTTGTTGAAAATAATAAAGATTATTGCGCTGAATGTTGGTGGAAAAAATTTTCAAATACAGGAACTACATTAAACAAATATGAAAAACAAAAAAAAGAACAAGAGGAGCTTGAAAATGAAAGAACAGTCAAAACCGATATTAAACGATTCGAAGAAGTATAAAATAATTTATGCAGATCCAGCTTGGTATTTTAAAAGTTATTCTAAAAAAGGTGAAGACCGTAATGCTACCAAACATTATTCTTGCATGGAATTTGGCGATTTATTGGATCTTAATATCAATGATATTGCTGATGTGGATTGTTGTTTGTTTATGTGGGTTACTGACCCTTTCTTGGAAAAATCTTTTAAATTACTTAAAAAATGGGGATTCAAATATAAAACAGTAGCCTTTACATGGGCGAAGAAAAATAAAACAAACGATAATTTTTTTATGGGTTTAGGTTATTGGACTAGAAGTAACCCTGAGATGTGTTTGTTAGCTACAAAAGGCAAACCAAAAAGATTTTATAAAAATGTTAAACAATTAATTGTTGATAGCCGTAGAGAACATTCAAGAAAACCTGATATTGTAAGAACAAGTATAGTCAATCTTTGCGGAGATTTACCTAGAATTGAACTATTTGCTAGGCAAAAGGTAAAAGGTTGGGATTGTTGGGGTAATGAAGTTTGATTGTTCAATTAGAACCCTACGAAATAGAGATGGCTTCGCAAGTAGCCAATAAAAGATATATTGAAAATATTAAAATGAAAAAGAAGTTCGGACATGGTTATAAAGGTTCGGAACAAAAAACATTATCTTTAGGAATTTTAGGGGCTATGGGCGAAGTTGCTTATTGTAAAGCTAAAAATGTTTTTTTTAATGGTAGTTATACCGATACTTATAGCCGATACGATAAAGCTGATGTTGGTAAAGATATAGAAATAAGAACCCAAGAAAGAAAAAATAACAATACTTTAATAATAAGACCTAGCGAAAAAAAAGCTAAATATGTTTTAGTAACTTTTGATGGCAACCATAGTTATACGATTCATGGTTGGTTTCCATTTATAACTAAATTAGAAGATAAATATTTAACCGACTTCGGTTTAGATAGACCTAAATGTTGGAGTATTCCAATTAAAGATTTATATAATATTAATGATATTTAATTAGTTGATAAGTAGAAAATCCATAAAGCGATTTCTACGGCTATGATAGTTTCAAGCATGATTGATTCCCTTTTTTATAATTTAATTTGTAATATCTATAAACAATCCCTTTAGAAGATAAAATATTAAGTAAAGTTAATCTTTTAAGGTTTTCTATGTTTCTTTTCTTTTCTATTTTCTTGTTCATTTTCTTTTATAAATTTAATTGCATCTTCTTTATTTACAAAAAATCTTTTAGTAAATACTTCTAAATTTAAATGATTTAATAATTTATTTAAACTAATTTTTTTGATTCGTTTAGTTTCATAAAGAACCCTATAAATATATAAATCTTTTTTTATTGTCATGCTTTCTTAAATACTAAAATGTTTTGATGTACTTTAACTAGCTTTTTATTCTTCATATTAGTATTAGCCCTAACACTAGCCGAACCAATTGCATTTAATAAAATAGCTTCATTATAATATTTCATTCCGCATTTAGTAAATGCCCTAATAGTATCTGGAACAAAACCGACATAATTACCTTTTTTATCTCTAAATTCCCCAACGACAAAACAAGCTAAAGCCCCTTGTTTTAATAACTTACAACTTTTGGCTATGATTGATTCGTACACTTCCAAAAAGGCAGGATAATCAAGCGTTGAAATGTCGTCAGGTTGGTCGGAGTATATTTCTAAATTACCATAAGGCGGACAACTAAAAACAAAATCAAATTCTTCTAATTGATTTGCTTCCTTGCCGTCTATCATAGTATCTAAAATCTTATTTGAATCGCCAAATATCCATTTAGGCTGATTATCTTTATCTAAAATCTTTTCCCCTTGAATCTTATTACTTGTTATTTGGCTTTGCCTTACATCAATACCGACATACTTCCAACCTAAATAATGGGCTACAATACCCCTAACACTACCGCCTGAAAAAGGGTCTAATATACTTCCGCCTTTATCAACGAACCAAGTATATAAAATTTCGCATAAAGCAGGATCAAAAATAGATACTTCGCCTACATCTAAAATTCTTTGAGTAGATTCGGCAGGTTTCTTTCCGCTTCTTTCGGCTTGTCTATGACGACCTGCAAAATGAGCTCCGTCTGTTCCCTCCCTACCTACTTCGCTTTCTATTCCTAAATTCTTCCAGTTTTGCCTACGCCTTTGCCAAGTTCCTTGCTTGGTATCGCATATAGAAAAAGGGGGTTCTAAATATTTTTCCCTTAATAAAACCTTTTTTTCTATTGGATTGCCAAATAAGTCTAAATCTAGTATTTCTTCAGTTCCATCTATTGTTGCCATGTATTCCCCTTTTTTCGTTTTCCTTGTTTTGTTCTTGTTGTTGTTTAATCTTTTTAATTTCTTCCTTGCGAATCCATTCTTTTAAATCTTTTAAAGGAACATAATCTTTAGCTTTTAAAATATATTTCCAAAATTGTACCCCTTGAACTTCATAATTCTTGTTGCAAACTTCTTTTAGTTGTTCCCAAAGTTTATTCCTTGCGTTCACTAAAAGCACCTTTCATATTGTTATAGAGTTTATTTGCGGAAATTATTTTTTCTTTAGCTTTATCTTCTATACTTACATTGACTTTAACCCTTTCTAATTCTTTATTGTAAAAGTCTTTTATTTTTCCATAAAGTCCATTTACTTCAAAACTAGAAAAGGTTTTTTTGTGGGTATATAAAGCAACTTTAATGTGTTCTAGTTCTTTTAATGACAATTGCATTAAGAACCCCTTATAGTTTGAACTAAAGCCATATTTGAACCATTAACGGCATAAATCATTATCTTTGCCCTTTTGTCGTCTTTGATAATTGATTTACCTTTATTGATAGCTTCTTGCTTTGTATCAAATTCAAATCGTTCTTTATTACCTAACGGCTTCCAATTGATACAAGTAAAGTATTCGGCATTATTAACGGCTAGTATTTCCCTTTGGTTGTGTTCTATATTTGGCATAATTGATTCCTTTCTAAAGTTAAATTTATATCAAAATCCATGTAATATACAAGCATAATACAAGTAAAAGCCCTAAACCTATATAAAAAAAGGTTCTTCTTTTAGGTTCTTGATAATGCTTTTTTATTGGATATTTGTATATTTTTGGCGAATCGATTCTAGCTTGGGTATCTTTAAAATCCATAAAATTAAAGAATCGTTTATTTGGGTTCTTTTGTTCTAGTAGGTTAGTAATACCTTTATAATCTTTAGCTTTCATAATTCCTTTCTTGGGGGCTTTCGCCCCCTTTTGGTTAATATTTATAAAGTAAATCCTTTTGGACCTGACAAATAAAGCGGACCTGTCCATTGAACTTTATATTCCCCTAGAATGTTGCCTCTAGGTTTATTTAAAGCAGGTTGACTAAAAGAGGCAGCCATTAATAAATCTCCCTTTTTCCAGTGCTTTCTTCTTATTTCCTTATCTTCCTTAACTATAAAAGAATGAACACTTTGACCGCTTCCGTTAGCTTTTAGAAACTTATAATAGTATTTAGTTTCTACCATTTTAAAACCATCTTTAAATTCTTGAAGTCTAGCGTCTATTCTTTTATTAACTTCATTTTGATAAGATGGTACTTTTTCAATAGTATCTTTACTTATTGAAGTTATGCTTCTTGAATTAAAACCTGCATAATCTTCAAAAACTTTATTTTTAAAAGTTTCTATTGCTTTAGTCATTTCTTGATCCATAAAACCCTCCTTTTGTTTGTAGTTATTATTTATACGAATCATTCTTATTTATACAAAATATATACAAGTAATACAATAGAACATAGCAAGAACACCGAATTTTTTTTTATTTGATTACCCAAAAATAGGGTATATATAGTCTGGCAGGGAATATGAAAAATAAAGGGTTTTCAATGATACCGAATCAAGTGATTTGGGATAATGATTTAAGCAATAATGCGAAGTTGTTGTTTTGTTATCTTCGTAGCTTATCGGACAAATATCGGACTTTGCGAAATAAAACTTTAATTGAAAAATTGGGCGTTTCTTTGAATACCTTGCAAAGCCTTAAAGCCGAACTTGTTCAAGAAAAATACCTAATTATCCACAGAAAGACTTCGGCTAATTATTATGAACTAAAAGCCCCTTATAAGGTTGTCTTGCCCTACCCAAATTCTGGGCAACTGACTACCCTAAAATTGGGTAGTATTAAGAAGAGTAATACTAATACTCATAATATTAATAAGGTTAAAGGTTTTAAGAAATTAAAAGGATTCAAGGGATAACTTAAATGTCCAATGATTCGACTATAACCCCCCTTGCCTATACTTATAAAGGAAAACTATTACAGCATAGAAAGTTCAACGATTACACTAAAGAAGAAAAGCTAGAAATTATTGTTCAATTAAACAATGAATTTGAAAGCGGATTATTGTCCGTAAATCAAATGGTATGGATTTGGGAAAGGGAATGCTGGGGTTCTTTTTCCGTAGAATTATTTATAGATAGGCTACTACAAAAAGGAATTATTAAGAAAAATCCTATTACAAACGATACTAGAACATTTCGTAAGCCTAAAACGATTTTTGATTGGTAATACTATATTTAGTATGATAAATATTTAAACTACTAGCGAAACCCTTTTAGCTAGTTTTTATTAGTGTACACTTGGTGTGAGGCGGTCTTTTTCCCTTTCTTTCTATAACCGCCTCCACCCCTTAAAGGATTAAAAATTATGGCAGGACGAAAAAGAAAACTAAACCCAAGATTAGCCGAAAGAATTTTAGAGCTTATTGCCGATGGTTTAACGATTCGGCAAGTATTTGAAAAAGAAGAAATTGATTATACTTGGGCTAGTTTCCGAAAAGAATTAGTTAGTTCAAATGAATTAATGGATAGATACCAAAAGGCAAAAGAACTAGCGATAGATTTAGAATTAAGTAACTTAAAAGATAAACGATTAGAATTAGAAGCTAAAATAGAATCAGGCGAAATAGATGGAAAGGCAGGACAGAATTTAGTTAATCTTTATAAAATTATTGTAGCTAGTTCACAATGGTCTGCTTCTAAAATAAGTTCTAAAAAGTATGGAAAAGCTGCAGAAATAACATTAAAAGGTGACGATAAAGCACCAATTAACATTAGTTGGCAGTCATAATGTTGCAAAAATACCACAATATTTATGCTTTGTGATATATTTACAACACTAAAAGTATTGGTTTTATTAGGTTTGTGGCATTTTTAACACATAAAAAGATAATTAGTTATATGTGAGCAAAAAAAGAACAAAAGAAGAACAAATGCAAAAGGTTTGATAACGCTGAATTATCGGAAAGTTTTACTAACGATAACTTTTCTTATCGTTAGTAATAAAATAAGGCTTTTTTGCTTTGAACGACAGATTTAGGGGGGTTTTTTAGAGCCGATACCCAATTTTGCGAATGTCGTCTTGGTAAAAATGAATGGATGGTATAAACAAATAAAATGGATGATCTTATATTGAAAACAATAATTTTTATAATTAAGGATAAAGAAACAGGCGAACCAATTGTAATTTCTCATTTTCAAGGTTTTTCCGACAATGACGAAGCAATAGATTTTTCAAAGTTTTTGCAAGACCAATTTGTAGAAGAACCTAAAGTTTATGATAGCCAACAAAATTTTACTTTACATTAGAAAGATTCTAAAGAGGGGGGTTTTGTTTTAATATGAAACAAATCGTTATTCCATACAATCCTAGAGAAATACAAAAATTTTTGCACAAAAAATGTGATGTGAACCGATTTAATGTTATTATCGTTCATAGAAGAGGCGGTAAAACTGTGTTTGCAATAAACCATTTAATTAAAGCTGCCCTAACTAATAAAAATCCATATCCAAGATATGCCTTTATATCGCCTTATAGATTGCAAGGGAAAAGCACAGCTTGGGATTATATGAAACAATTTTCCGCCACAATTCCAGGTGTTAAATGGAATGAATCAGAATTAAGGGTAGATTTCTCCGTCAACAATAGCCGTATTCAAATAATAGGAGCTGAAAATAGTAGTGCCATAAGAGGACAATACTTTGACGGAGTTATCGTAGATGAAACCCAAAATATTAGTCCAGATTTATTTGACACAATTTTACGCCCTTGCTTATCAGACCGAAAAGGCTTTGCAATTTTTATCGGCACACCGATGGGGCGGAATTGGTTTTTTGATTTACATGAGAAGTCTAAAACACAAAAAGATTGGTTCACTTGTGTTTTTAAAGCTAGTCAAACAAAGATAATACCCAAAGACGAACTAGACGCTGCCAAGCTATCCATGTCGCCTGAAAGTTACGATCAAGAATTTGAATGTTCATTCCAAGCTGGAATTAGCGGTTCTTATTATGGCGGTATAGTTGAAGAATTAGATAAGAATAAAAAGATAACCGATTTTGAAATAGACTTATCTATTCCAGTAGAAACTTGGTGGGATTTAGGGATGAATGATAGCACCGTTATAACTTTTGCACAAAGGCGACCAAGTGGCGAAATTAGGATAATTGATTGCTACGAAAATTCTAGTGAGGGATTAGAACACTATTTTAATGTAATTGACGATAAACCTTATACCTACGATAAACATATCGCCCCCCATGATATAAGGGTTAGAGAAATAGGAACGAATAAATCAAGATGGGAGTCCGCCAAAGAGATGGGGATGGAATTTGAAATTGCACCAAAACTTGGCGTAGAAGATGGAATAGAGCAAGTAAGAAGAATGTTACCTAATTGTTATTTTCATAAAAGTAATTGCAAAAAACTTATAGAAGCGTTAAAAAGCTATTGTAAGCGATGGGATGAAAAAAATAATTGTTTTCGTAATAAACCCTTACACAACTGGGCATCACATTTTTGCGATTCGATAAGGTATGGTGCAGTTACCGAACCAATAGATAGAAGCGACTGGAAAAAACCAATAAAGGTAGATACAAGCTACATAGTTTAATATGGCAAAAAAAAATAAAGAACTTTCCGATATAGAATTAAAAGCAATCTTAACTAACCAAGTTAGAAATAGCATAGGTTATTTAGGTGGCGAATTATCGGAGTCAAGAAGAAAATCTATTGAATATTATTTAGGCGATAAACTTGGAACGGAAATAGACGGAAGAAGCCAAGTAGTAAGTACCGATGTTTCCGATACAATTGAAAGTATCTTGCCGAACCTTTTAAGAGTTTTTACCGCTTCCGATAAAGTGGTTCGTTGCGATCCTGTTACAGCGGAAGATGTTCCATTAAGCGAACAAGCTACGGCATATTTAAATCATGTATTTTACAAACAAAACGATGGCTTTACGCTTTTATATAATTTTTTTAAAGACGCATTAATTGAAAAGAATGGTTTTTTAAAAATTTATTGGGATGAAAACGAAAGCGTTGAACATGAAACTTATAAAAATTTAACTCCAGCGGAAAAAGATGCTTTAGAAGATACTAAAGATGAAATTGAATTAGTTGAAGAAGAAGAAATAGTTGACGAAGTTGTTAAAGAACAACAAGAAGTAGCCAAGCAACAAGCCGAAATGCAAGGTATTGATATTTCCGAAATAAAATTTCCAAAAGCTGTTTTATATAATTGTAAAATTAAAAGAATTAGAAAGTCTGGCAAAGTAAAAATTGAAAGCGTACCGCCTGAAGAATTTTTAATAGATAGATCGGCTAAAACAATTCAAGACGCAAATTTTGTAGCACATAAAGTTTATCTAACTAGATCACAATTAATTGAAATGGGATTTGATTATGATGAAGTTATGGAACTTCCAAGAAATGAAGATGAAAATTTTACAATGGAAGAAGAAGCTAGAGATAGAAATATTGATGGTTACTTCCAAGACGAACCTACCGATAAATCTACCGAAAAAGTTTTAGTATATGAATCTTATATTAGATTTGATTATGACGGAGATGGAATTGCCGAATTAAGAAAAGTAATCTGTGCTGGAGACGGAAGTTACATATTAGAAAATATGCCATGCGACTCCGCACCGTTTGTAACTGTTACACCAATACCAATGCCCCATAGATTTTACGGAAGAAGTATTTCCGAATTAGTTGAAGATATACAATTAATGAAATCTACTGTTATGCGTCAACTTTTAGATAATATGTATTTGACAAATAATAATAGAGTTGCCGTTATGGACGGAATGGTCAATATGGACGACTTACTTACGACAAGACCAGGTGGTGTCGTTAGAACTAAACAACCTCCTAATCAAGTTATGCAACCGCTTCAAGCACAACCAATTTCACAACAAGCGTTCCCATTATTAAGTTATTTAGACACTGTTAGAGAAGCTAGAACTGGAATTACAAAATCCGCACAAGGTTTAGACGCTAACGCTTTAAATTCTAAAACAGCAACAGGTGTAAATGCGTTAATGACACAAACACAAATGCGTTCCGAATTAATTGCTAGAATATTTGCGGAAACAGGCGTTAAAGATTTATTTAATAAAATTTTTGAACTAATGGTTAAGTATCAAGACAAAGAACAAATTATAGAATTAAATAATAATTATATTCCTATTAAACCTACCGAATGGAAAGACAAATTTAATATAAATGTTGTTGTTGGATTAGGAACAGGTTCTAAAGAACAACAAGTTATTATGCTTAATAGTATTTTGGAAAGACAATTACAAGCGTTCAACCTACAAGGCGGAAAAGAGATGCCAATGGTTACGCTAAAAAATATGTATAACACTTTATCCAAGATTATAGAAAACGCAGGATTAAAAAATGTGGACGCTTTCTTTGTAAATCCAGATATTGGCAAACAACAAATGCCTCCGCCACAACCACCGCCTTTAACTCCAATAGAAAAAATAGAATTTACAAGAATTTCTTCCGAAGAAAAACGAAAAATGGCGGAATTAGAATTGCAAAATAGAGAATTACAACAAAAGCAACAAGATATGATGTTAGATTTTGAAGCGAAGCTAAAAGAAATGGCTTTAAAATATAATACACAACTTGATACGGCAAAAATTAAAGCCGATGCGGATTTAGATAAGTTAATGATGTCTGGTAATAACAAAATATTAGAACAGGCTCAAAAAGCTGGTAATTTACTTGATGAGCAATTAAAAGGATTAAATGGTAACCAACGACCAAACCCTGAGGGAAGCGGAAGTCAGCCGATCCAATCAGGCGAAACAAATACTAGAGAATAA